GTGACATCAAATTAGAAGGAGCTAGTCTAAATAAGTCTAAAGCTAGACTAGTCGTGGAGACAAACGACTACTCTCTTATGTTCGATGGAAGCATTAACTCATCAGGTAAATGCGAAATACCCATTAAAAAACTCAAGGGACTCATAGATGAATCGGCGTCAGGTAATATAAGACTCGAAGTAATAGCTGAAGATACATTCTTTACTCCTTGGGAAAGCGACTTTGAAGTAGCAGCAAGTAAAAAAGTAACTGTTGAAGTAAAATCACAAACAGCAAAACCTCTTACCGAAACAAAAATTAAAGTTGATGTTAAAGAAAAAGAAATTACATTAACTGAGCGAGACCACGTAATTAATTTATTTAAGCTTCTTATAAAAGAAGACATTAATATAAATAATATTTCAATCAAACGAAATAAACTCAATAATATAGTTGGAACCTATTTAAAAGACAAAGAAATCAACGATCCAAACAAAATTATTGGGGGTGTTATCACAGCTCTTTCAAAGAAAAAATAATGGTTATAAATGGGATTACCAAATTTAAGCGGAAGTAATATTCAAGACACCTTTCAAAGGGTGTTACATACAGATGGAAATCTTGTTCATGATGGAACAGGTAGTTTACTCCCAATTGCTTTTGAATCTGGGAATATAAGTGCAAGTGGAAATATAACAGCAAATTCATCAACACATCTTGAAGGATCTACATCATTTCCAAACAAATCGGGTAATGGTTATAAATTTGGTGGAAGTACAACTAAAAGAGCGGATTCCGGGTTTATTAGTGATGGTGTTAATGCTAAAACACATATAACTCCGCAACTCACCCAAAGACCTATGTTCTTTTTGGGACACCATAAAGACGCTAATAATGATGTTAGTGCATATCCAAACAACTACATAACATTTAATAAGAAATTATTCTTTAGCCCTAATGAAGGTGGTGGGGGAGTTAAACCTGATAGTACTAAACCAACTTTTCAGGTAGATGGTAATCTACAAGTAGTACAGCCATTAAACTCTAATAATACTAGCTCAACAGATCCTAAAAGCGGGGTTCTTATCACTCCAAATCCAAATATTTATTTCTTTAATGGAGACGCTTCAGGATCTATATCTGGATCCCATCAAATTGCTAGTGCATCTGCCCAAATTAGCTTCGATACAGGTAGTAGTGCTGTTAAAGTATTTGCTGGATCTACTGATGAAGATTTAATAGAAGTAATGCATATATCTAGGTCAGGGGTTAATCCAAGAATAGGTATTGGTCTTGAAGACCCTTTAACAGCATTTGACTTTAAATCTATTAGTGATGATAACAGAGGTGGAGAATTATTAATTAGGGGTTCTAGGACTCTTAAGGGCGCTGATCCTAATGATGAAGTTGGAAGAATTAGTTTTGCTATTGATAGTGGAAGTTACTCTGACATAAAAACATCAGGATCAGCTGCAGAAATAGTCGCTATTGTTGATGCTGTTGATGAGGCTGGAATTCAAGGTAGCTTATCTATAAGAACAGCAGCTTTTAAGGAAGGACCCCCTAATGAAAGAATCCATATAGGTCAGCTAACTACAACAATATCTGGGTCACTTACAGTTCTAAATGATGTTACTATAAACGACGATTTGCATGTAAATGATTTTGCTAGAATAGACTCACTAAGAGTAGGTACTACTAACACGGATCCTGGCGATGGCGTACTATATGTCGAAGATTATGGAGTATTTGCAGGGGGATTGAGAGTTGGTAGTTCATTTGATCCTGGACCAAATAATTTAAGTGTTGCTGGAACAGCTACAATAAGTAGCCTTACAACAACAAGTAACGTACAATTAAGTGGGTCACATTTTACCCTTCCTACCCTTGCTACACAAACCATGGTAGAATCATCTAATACTGTATTAATACTTGATGAAGGTGTAGTAAAACAAACTGCTCAAACAGCACTACCATATGTTAGGATAGGCGATGGTACTGTCCCAACTAATTTCAAAATGCTTATGTTTAGTGGAAGCACTGGAACTAGAGAAATCACAACAGCTCCCGGATTTTCTTACCATGCGGCATTCGGTTACACATTTACGGGGGCGGGTTCAGCTTTAGACATCAATGCAGGAACTGTATTATTTACATCTACAACGTCAACAAATATAACAGCATCTGCAAACATAAGCGCAAGTGGAACAATAACAGCCACATCCTTTGTAGGAAATATGGATGGAGGGTCTTTTTAAATATTTATAAAAAATGGCAAGCACAATACAAATAAAAAGAGGAACAGGATCAGCAGTCCCATCAGGATTAGCTGATGGAGAATTGGCAATCAACCTCGACAGTGGTAAATTATATTTTGGCTCTGGCTCTACTAGCGTAGATAATTTTACTTTTGGGGAACTTACAGCCGAAAAATACATAGTTTCTTCTTCGGTTTTATACGTTACAACTTCATTTAGTTCAGGATCAACAGAATTTGGAGACACAGCTGATGACACTCACACTTTTACAGGTCATATAACAGCCTCAGGTGATATAAGTGCAAGTGGTGAAATTTATGGAAAGGGATTTCATTCACCTATTAGTGTAAATGATGGGTATTATATTGGAGATGGAAAGCCTATACTTGCTATAAATGGTCAGGGTGGAAATCTAAATTTAGGAGCACCCCATTCTTCTTACAATGCCGCAGGAGTTAATATATACACAACCGGTTCAGATCAAACAAAAGGTTTATTTTTAGATAGTGTTGGAAATATAACAGCCTCAGGAAATATAAGTGCAAGTGGTACTATAATAGGAGGTGCACTACAAATTTCATCAACTGATACATCAGAAGATGCTACTCACTATGTAACATTTCAAAAACCTGGAAATAATTTAACTAATATAACAAATGGACTTACATTTAATCCAAGTACAGATAAACTTACTCTAGGTGGTGGAACAACATTTATAGAAGGTAGTACGGGTAACATTAATGCAGGTGGAAGGATACATACTACAAATATAACAGCATCAGGTAATATAAGTGCAAGTGGAACTATTATAAGTCATAATTTAGAAGTAAGTAATAATATAACAGCAGTATCAGCATCAATTCCAGGTGTTATAGTAGGAAATCCTAATTTATTATCTTTAGGAGATCCAGATGGTAATGTAGGAGCAGTAAGAGCAGAAATAAATCAAAATGGAACTACACAATTTTTAGGTAATGCTACTTTAAATTTAAAAGGTACTACTATTAATATTGATAGTGATTCAGGTGGTACTGCAAAAATAAATTTATTAGGTAATGTAACAGCTTCAGGTAATATAAGTTCAAGTGGTAAAATATATGCTGATGAATATTATTCAGAGGGGGTTTTAGGACTTAGATATATCCAAGGAGCAACCCACATTGGGGACGGTAATAATATTAAACTTTCAGGAATAGTAACAGCATCAGGTAATATAAGTTCAAGTGGAACAATCGTTGGTTCTAATTTAAGTGGAACAAATACTGGTGATCAAAATATATCTAACCTAGCAGTAACTTCAAGTAATGTATTGTTTGGAGATATAACAGCCTCAGGTGAAGTAACATTCGGAGGGGGATATGGTGATACTGGAGCTACAATTTCTACAGCAGGTGTAGGCCAATTTAATGGGGCTTTAACCACAGACTCATCACTTACATGCACCGGAACAGTTCTGATTAATGGTAATAGTACTACAACTGGAGCTAGAATATTATTTAGAGAAGGCACAGACAATGGGGTTAATGCTATAGGATTTCAATCTCCAGCAGCTGTAACGACTACCACTACCTTTATACTGCCAGATGGAGATGGGTCAAACGGACAAGTACTAGCTACAAATGGTAGTGCTGTTTTAAGTTGGGCCACAGCAGGAGGCGATCCGTCAGGAGCTCAAACAGGCATAACTACTATATTCAATACAGGAACCAAAATTGGATATGCAGATAATGGAGCCAACATTGATTTTACCACTGACAATAATATTATTTTTGACATTGATGGTACCCAACAAATACAGCTAGCAGATGGTGTTTTAAAACCTGTCACAGACAGCGATGTTGATTTAGGAACAGATGCCCTGCGCTTTAAAGATGCTTATGTAGATTCTGTAACTTCAGCAGGAATAGTCACAGCTAAAACATACGACTATATATCCTGTGGTTTTTTTGATAACCTAAGCACTACTCTTCACTATCTCCCCCTAAATGGAAAACCCACTGAGCAGACTTCTGAAGGTAATTCATACACCGACTGGGTAGCTCCTTGTCATACTACTGTATTAAGTATTCAAGTAAGGTTTTCTAGTATAATTGGTTCTGGTGGAGATATAACTATGACTGTTTGGAAAGATCCTGTTGGTAGTGGTACAAAGGCTTCAGTAGAAGCTGAAACCGTTAGTGTAGGTGGTTCAAATGATAATGATGTTATTCATTTTCTATTTGATGGGGCTGTTATAGATAAAGGTGAGACCATGAAAATATCAATACAATCTACCGGAGGAATGACTTCCGCAAATACCTTTGTAACCGTAGTTTTACTTCAAGATTGGAATGATCGTTACACAGCATCAAGTCAAGTATTTACATCTTAATAACATATAAGTAGTAGATGGCTAATATAAAAAATAAATTCTCACAACCTCTATCAACGGAGTTTTCTCCTAAGGATCTCGTTGTAGACATTAAGAATGGTCATTTATATTATAAGTCAAATTTAGGAGTACATAAATTAGTAGGAGATAACTTAAGCACAGACACAGAAGACGAAAGGGGGCACTTTACAGCGGGTATAGAAGTAGTAGGTAGTATAAGTGCAAGCGGATTTCTTTCAGTTGAAACAAACATAACAGCCTCAGGTAATGTAAGTTCAAGTGGAACCATATTTACAAACACTATATCATCCCCCTCTAATAACCTTGCAGTATCTTCATCAACAGTTATAATTACAACTTCAGGATCAGATGCAAATTTAATTTTACAAGCAGACACCGGTAATAACGACGATGCTAATAACCCCTATATGACTCTTGAACAAGATGGTGGGGGCATAAGATCTATTATAGGTCTCACAGGCGCTGATAGCGAATGGCCTGATGGTGGTCCTTTATTAAATGGAAAAAATAATTTTCTAACTATAGGAACTTCAGGCTCAGCCGGCTCAGCTAGAGGAATACAACTAGTAACCCTTAACACTGCTTCTTTAATTATATCATCCTCAGGTAATATGGGTATTGGAACTAATACCCCTTTATCTAAACTTCATGTTGTAGGAACCGCAAGTGAAACATCTGATGCTTCAGCTAGTCTTTATGTTGTAGGTAATAATTATGGAGCAAAAGGGTATATAGCAAGATTTGAAAATATAAATTCATCCGTTCCTGCTTCCGCGGATGGTATTGTAATACAATTACCCCAGGAAGAACCAGGAGCAGTTAATAAATTCATAGAGTTTCGCAATAATGCAGATAATTCTGTAGGTGCCGTTAAAGGTGATGCTGGTGGTGGTGTAAGCTTTGATGAAGGTTCCGATATCCGACTAAAAAAAGAAATCTCCCCTACAAAATATGGTATAGAGGATTTAATGGGAATAGAAATAGTAGAATATAAATATAAAAACAGCAACAACTTTAGAACAGGAATCATAGCTCAACAAGCAATAGATTATTACCCCCCAGCAGTTAAAGATTATGAGGAATATAATATAGAACAGGAATTAACACCGGAAGATAAAGAATATGAGTATATGACGGTAGCTTATCAAAAATACATTCCTCTACTAATGAAATCTTTACAAGACTCATACACCCAAATAACAGAATTAGAAAAAAGGATCAAAAAATTAGAAAATGGCTAATTTAAAAAACATTAATATAATAAGTGGTTCAAACTTTATCACAGGATCAGATGGAGCAGTCACCTCATCTATAATAATGGCTAGATGGGAATTAGACCCCACTGATGGAAAAAGCGTTCAATTTAGAATACCATCGGAATCCTTTGGAGGAGAAGAAGACCGCATACCATTTTATGTATCTGCATCGGGAAAAATAGGAATAGGCACTAAGGATCCAGAAACTGAAATAGAATTAAAAACATTAACCTCAGCTTTAAATTCTCAAAAATTTGGACCCACAAAAATATCAGGATCCTTAAATGTTGTAGGAGATATTATCTCCGGAGATATAAACGGCGGTTCTTTTTAATATTATATATGTATATCCAATACCTAAATTAAAGTTATGGCAATAGAAAAGAAAATACCTTCACCCTCTGAAATCACAGGCGAAGCAAAAAAATTCACCCCTGAAGAAGTTCAAGAGTTACAAGACCTCCAATCCCAAATTACCCAACTGACCCTTTCATTTGGTCAATTAACCCTAAGTAGAATTAAATTAGAAGAACAGGATGCTTTTTTAAAATCCCAATTAAATATATTGGAGGAAAAAGAAACCAACCTAGCAAAATCACTGTCTGACAAATATGGTAAAGGTAGCTTAAATATTGAAACAGGTGAATTTACTCCTGTAGAGTAATATATTAGCATTTCTACCCCCATCTCTAGCGACTATAGTCGCTTCCTCTGGTTTGGTTTGGAATCTTCTTCTATATTTATATGGGAACAACCAAGAAATAAAACTACCCTAATAATCATATAAAATGGCAGAACAAATAATATCACCAGGTGTATTTACTAGAGAAAATGACCAATCATTCTTACCACAAGGAGTTGGCGCAATTGGTGCAGCAGTAGTTGGACCTACAGTAAAAGGACCAGCATTCGTACCAACAGTAGTAAAAAGCTTCGCTGAATATGAGAGAAAATTCGGAACACTTAGCTCAGACACATTTGTACCACAAACAGTTAGAGAATATCTTAAAAATGCAGGATCAGTAACAGTATGTAGAGTATTAGCTGGTGGTGGTTATACATTTAAAGATGGAGAAAATGAGTATATATCAATAGTAGCTTCAGGAAGTGAAAACGTATTATTAGGAGTAATATTTCCCTCTAAAGCAACAGGAACTCCTAATTTAGGAGATTCAACTTTTTCAGGAACAGATTTTGATACTGACTTTAATTTAACTTTAAGTGGAGCCGGAGTTACTACCACTCATTTCACAGCTTCAGTAAATCCAGCTAATTCTAACTACTTATTTAAACAATTAGGAGACTCACCTGATAATAGTAAAGATGGAGTAGTATCATATGGAGGTACTCCTGGATACACATACATTAACTTTAAAAATCTACAAACAAGCATAGCATCAACAGTATCAGAAACATCAACAATTGCATTTGCTGATAGTAATTTTAATAGTTCAAGTATTGATAGTATAGCAGGTTATGGAAACGCAGTAGTATTATCAGATAGTGATGGAGCACAATACACAGTAGTATTTAGTGGTTCGTCTTATGTAGCTGCTGCAACAGTAGGCTTAACAGGATCATTAGTAAATGCATCACTTATAGGTTTAGATACTTTGGGAACTGTTTCAGGATCTGTTTTAGCTACAGCAATGAATACAGCTATTAATACTATAGGTTCATTTACCTCAACACTAAGCGGAAATTCATTAACAGTAACAGTAACAGAAGGAGGATCAACAACAGATATTTTAAATCAATTCACTACTTCAACAACAGCATCAGTAGCAGTCACAACACAAGGAACAGACCTTTCAGGATATGATGGAATATCATCAGGCAAACCAATATTACTTGTCACACAATCAGTGAATGCAACATTTAACGGAACTAATCTTTCCCAAACTGAAGGATATGATTTCGCTTCTACACCTTTTATTACCTCACAATTCTTAGATGTTAATAAAACAACAAAAGAATTATTTAAATTCCACAGTTTAGGACATGGTATAGCATGTAATACTGATTATAAAATATCTATTGCTAACTTAAAAGAACCTTCAGACATTGATAATGAGGAACAATATTCATCATTTTCAGTAATTATTAGAAGCTATGGAGACAAAGATAAATCTCCTTCAATTGTAGAACAATTTAATGGTTGTAATTTAGATCCAGACTCACCAAATTATATTTCAAGAGTAATTGGTGATAGATATCCTCAATATAATGATACATTGGGTAAAGTAGAATTACTAGGTAACTTCTCAAACATTTCAGATTATGTTAGAGTAGAAGTAACAGACGCCGTTGGTTCAAAAGCAACTTCTCCTAAATTATCACCAAAAGGATTTGGAGCAGTAAGCAATCCAATTTCAACAGCTTCATTATCTGTTGATTGTGTATTCCCATCAGCTTCATATGAAGGAACACAAACAATTGGTGGAAATTATAGTACTAAAGCATATTTAGGTTGGAAATTTGATGATAAAGCATTAGATAATGCAAACTTTATTAAGCCTTTACCTTTTTCAACAGAAGGAAACGTGTCAGGCAAATTTAATGTTGAAAATTACTCAGGACATGCAAGTTCATCATTATGGGTAGGCTCATTAAGTGCCTCAATAGACACAACAGGAGCAACAGGACCAACAGCTGATCAACTTAAATTTACAGTCCCCTTCCAAGGAGGTGAGGATGGTGTTGCACCTTACATAGTTAAGTTTACAGGAAATGAAAGCACATTAGGTGGTACTTATACAGGAGGAACTAACCTATATGGTTTTAATTTATCAAACGGAGAAGCAGGCCACACAGGGTATAAAAAAGCATTAGATATCCTTTCAAATCAAGATGAGTATGATATTAACATGCTAGCTCTACCTGGAGTAATAAAACAACTTCACTCAGCAGTAACTACTGCAGCAACGGACATGGTAGAAACACGTGGTGATGCCTTCTATGTAATGGATTTAGCTAAATACGACCAATCAGTTAATCAAGCAGTTAATGCAGCAGATGGTTTAGATACCAACTACGCAGCTGTTTACTACCCATGGGTTAAAGTACTTGACACAGCAGCTAATAAGCCAGTACTAGTACCACCTTCAGTAATTGTACCTGGAGCTATTGCAGCATCAGATAGAATTGGAGCTGAATGGTTTGCACCAGCAGGTTTAAATAGAGGAGTGCTTGGAAATGTATTAGAAGCTAAAATGAGATTAAATCAATCTGAAAGAGATAGATTATATAATGCGAAAGTAAATCCAATTGCAACCTTCCCACAAACAGGAGTTTGTATTTGGGGTCAAAAGACACTACAAGAAAGATCAACAGCTCTCGATAGAATTAACGTTAGAAGATTATTAATTGCAGTTAAAAAATACATTGCAAGTTCTTCAAGATACTTAGTATTTGAACAAAATACTCAAGCAACAAGAAATCGATTCTTAAACATTGTTAACCCATACTTAGAGTCAGTACAACAAAGACAAGGTTTATACGCCTTTAGAGTACAAATGGATGAAAGTAACAATACTCCAGATGTAATTGATAGAAACCAACTAGTAGGTGCGATTTTCCTCCAACCAACTAAGACAGCCGAGTTTATTGTTCTTGATTTTAATGTATTACCAACTGGAGCAACGTTTGACGGAGGAGGTTCAGGAGGATATTAAAAAAAATAATACTCTTATATTTATAATAGAATAACAAGAAAAATACCAATAAAAAGATGGCAATATTAAATACAAACGAAATGATGTTCACAGCATTCGAACCTAAGTTGCAAAACAGGTTTGTAATGTATATCGACGGTATTCCGGCTTACTTAGTTAAAAAAGTATCCAGACCAAACGTTACATTTGGCGATGTAACTCTCGATCACATCAACGTGAAAAGAAAACTTAAAGGAAAAGCAGATTGGGGTAATATTACAGCAGACCTTTATGATCCCGTAACACCTTCAGGAGCACAAGCAGTAATGGAGTGGGTTCGTTTGTCACACGAGTCAGTAACGGGTAGAGATGGTTACTCTGATTTCTATAAAAAAGATATTAGATTTAATGCACTTGGTCCTGTTGGAGATGTTGTTGAAGAGTGGATTTGTAAAGGAGCATATGTTCAATCAGCTAACTTTGGAGATGCTGATTGGACTTCAGACACACCAATGAATATTAACTTAACTATTAGAATGGATTACGCCATCTTAAATTACTAATAGTAATAATTTATATAAAAGAAAAGCGCCTATTGGCGCTTTCTTTATTTACTATATATGTATATCTGAAACCAGTTTTAAACATTAAATAAAGTTATGGAACAAACAAAACCAACCTTCCCAACAGAGGAAGTAACATTACCTTCAAAAGGCCTCCTATATCCTGAAGATTCCCCCTTATCTAAGGGGACTGTTGAAATGAAATATATGACTGCTAAAGAAGAAGACATTCTTACAAACCAAAATTATATTGAAAATGGAACAGTAATAGATAAATTACTTCAATCATTAATAGTAACAAAAATAGATTATGATGATTTATTAGTTGGGGATAAAAATGCAATTTTAATAGCTGCTCGTATTTTAGGGTATGGAAGTGAATATTCATTCCAATATAAAGAAGAAAATATTGAAATAGATTTAACAAATGTAGAAGATAAACCATTAAATGAAAAATTAATCACTAAAGGTAAAAATACATTTCACTACACCCTTCCTACATCTAAAACTGAAATAACTTTTAAACTTTTAACACATAGGGATGAGAAAGCAATCACTAATGAAATAAAAGGTCTTAAAAAAATAGATAAAAAATCATCATTCGAAATTACAACTAGGATGAAATATCTAATAACATCTATAAATGGTGACAGTGATAAAAAAACCATCCGAGAATTTGTTGACACACAGCTATTAGCACGCGATTCAAGATCATTAAGAAACTATGCCTCTAATATTCAACCCGATATTGATTTAACATTCGAGTATGAAGATACTAAAGGCGACACATCGAGAGTAAATATCCCTATCGATGTTAACTTTTTTTGGCCTGACGCTGAAGTATAGGAATCTCCTATTTACCCAATTGCATGATCTAGTGTACCATGGCGGTGGTGGATTTATACACTCAGAAGTTTATAACATGCCCGTTTGGATGAGAATGTTTCATATTGGAAAAATTAATGAATTCAATAAGAAACAAAAAGCAGAGATGGACAAACAGAAAGGTCAATCTAATGTGGGGGATGGGCAATTATCAAGACCCAATATAAATCCCTCATCAACATATAATATCAGTAAATAGGAGACGCGCAAGCGTCTTTTATTTTTTCATATTTATATAAGAATAATAATATACTATGGGAGCTAACGACGACTTAGAAAAAGGTAATAAACTACTAAAAGACCAAGCAGTAGAAGCAGGATATGTAGATAATGCATATAAATCTATTGCCGCTACATTATCAAATATGTTTGAAGACGTAATTGATAATCTTAATGGTGTTGATGCTGTAGGGGGTAAAATAGCTAAATCTTACGAAAGAGATATTGTAGGTTCTATTAAAAAAATGTCTAGTGGATTAGAAAAAACTATAGAAATCCAGGATAAAATAAATAAAGGTCACAATGTTTCGAAAGAAATAGAATCAAAATTAGCCACATTAAAAACAAGAGCTCTATTAACTAGTCAAAAAATATCTCAAGCTGAAGGCTTATCATCAGAAGCCAAAGTAAAACTGAGAACTGCTTTAAAAGAGCAGTACATACTTGAAACAAAGAACCTTAACTCTCTTAAAGCACAAAATGAAGAGACACAAAAGAATAAAAGCTTTACACAATCTATAGGGGAAAACTTACAAGGATGGGCAAATAATCTAGATGAAACAGGAGCATTAGCTTCTATATTAAAAGGAGATTTTAACTCTATAGCGGGTACTACAAAAGCATTAGAATTAGTCTTTGGTTTATTAGCAAAAGCAACTTTACAAGCAAATAAATCAACAGCTAATATACAAAAAGAACTAGGAGTAGGAACCTTAACAGCAACACAATTTAGACTCCAAATAGCAGGAGCTGCTTTTTCAGCTAACGATTTAAGAATCACCACTGAGGGTTTAATTAAAGCAAACTCTACACTCAATTCCAGCTACCAAACAGCAGCTATTTTTAATAAAGATATATTAAAAGGAGCAACATCCATATTAGACGCACAAGTTATGTCTGAGGAAGCTACCTCACAATTAGCAGGGGATGCTGCACGTTTAGGTATGACTTTTGATCAATCACTCAAGACACAAGAAAACGCAGTAAATGCTGTTAATTCACAAACAGGAGCCCAAATAAGTCTAAAAGCAGTATTAGAAGCCTCAAATAAGGTATCGGGTCAAATAAGAGCCCAATTAGGAGCTAACCCTGAAGCTATAGCTAGAGCAGTAACACACGCAAAAGCATTAGGTTTTGAATTAGATCAAATAGCATCAGCAGGTAAATCAATGTTAGATTTTGAGTCTTCTATAAGTGCTGAACTAGAGGCTGAACTATTAACAGGAAAACAACTTAATCTTGAAAAAGCTAGATTAGCAGCATTAACAGGAGACTATGAAACTCTAACCTCTGAAATAGTAAACAATGTGGGAGATTGGAATTCTTTCCAAGATATGAATGTCCTTCAACAAGACGCTATAGCTAAATCTGTAGGAATGACAGCTGATCAATTAGCAAATTCATTAATTACAGAAGAAAATAGATCACAATTATTAGCAGATGCTATAGCTTCCGGGGATAAACAAAGAGTATCGGAATTAAAAGCACTAGATACACAAGAAAAATTTGCTAAAGTAATGCTTCAAATTAAAGGCCTATTTGTAGATATAGCAACAATATTTTCACCTATAGCAGATCTTGTAGGACTAATAGCTGATGGTTTGGGAACATGGGTAGGTAAATTAGGGGCGGTTATAGCGGCTTTTATAATTATGAGAAAATTAAGTATAGGAACAGCTATCACTAAATTATTTTCCGCAGCTTCGTGGGCGGGTCCTGCTGCCCCTATTGTAGGATTAGCGTCAGTATTAGCAATGATGGGTGCTGTAAGTCAGTATTCGAAAAAAATGGATGATGGTACAATTAGTCCAGAAGGTTTAGTTGTAAACTCCCCAAAAGGATCAATTAATCTTAATAAAGATGATTCTATAATCGCAGGAACTAATTTAGGAGGAGGAGAAGGAAACACTCAACAAGCACCCGCACCCGTTATAGTAAAAAGCACAATACAATATGATTCATTTTCTAGAAATAGCTCAGCAGCATATGGAGGAAAATTTTCAGAAGAAGCAAGACACACACACTCATTTGTTTAAATATATTTATAACAAACAATAAAATATTATGGGATTAAAAGACTTAAAATCACAATTCGACTTAGTACCAGGACCAACAGCTCCTGTAGGAAACATGGATTCAATGCAGGGTCCTCAATTTGACAATGGGGTTGAACCCCAGGGAAATTCAGTAGATACTATCCATGAAAGATCATTAACACAACCATACAATTATCAACACGGTAATTCCCCAGAAGTATTAACCCCAACATCCTTAGATTTAAATGGCGAACAGGGCCCTCAATTCGACAGTGGTATCGAACCTACAGGGGATTTAATAGATACTATCCATGAAAGATCACTCACTCAAAACCATTCTTACAACCACGGTGGTACTCCTGGATTAGCAAATGCATCAACATTAGATTTAGATGGTTTGCCTGATTCACAATATAATACATTAGACGGAACCAGTGATTCCCCTTTCACTAGTAGAAATGGAACAGGAGACCATATGGTGGATTTATTGACATCCCATGGAGGTTCATCAAACTCAGGATTATCTTATAAACCAGGCATTCATGATTTAAATGGAAACGAAGGCCCTTCATTTAACATGGGGGATTCAACATTAAAACAAGATTTATTAGCAAATATATATCAAAGTGCAATAAATCCAGGAGCAAGTTATGGTGCTGGTCAACCAGGAGCAACATGGCCTAATATTAACCCTGCATCTACTGATTTAGACGGTACTACCCCCACAGGATATGCAAATCCCGATACGGGAGATCTAGTAGGTTAAAAATTAACTATGGGATTAAAACAACTCTTAAGCAACCTCGAAGAGGGATTAACTGCATACCCTAACCACAATACACCTTCGAATGTAGGTGGTGGTTTTAATTATAGTAATTCTACTACTAGGATATTTGATAATCTACCTTTTAGACAAAAATCATTTAAATTTGGTAAAGACCATGCTTATGATAGACCGCTGATGGGGTTTAGTAAGGAACCTTTTGTAACAAACCCCACAGTAGATTTATTTGCAAACAACCCAGATATTCAAATCTTAGGCGACACTCTCACAGATGGTTTTATAAGGGGAGGAGCAGTAACTCATGCTGAACGTTTAATTACAGATGCTGAGAGAATAGGTAGATTTCTTCTTACACCCAAAGGTATAGCCTTCAATATTAAACAAGTAGGTCTTCAAAAAACTAATCCTAAAATAGATGCAGGGGGTAAGGGATTTTTTAATATATCAAAAGCAAACCAAAGAACCTATAATTTTGGTTTAAACACATTAGCATCCGTAGCATCTGCTGGAACAGGGTTACGTGTTAAAAGAGAAGGCCTACTTCCTACTAAAGATGAAGGATATGTAGATGCAAAGAAATTACAAAGGGATGACAATAAAAATAGATTAATAAACTTATTTGAAAAAAACATTACTGGATTTACAGTTGGAGAATTATATTCTTACAATGGGGGACCTGGCTCAACTTATGGATTAGGTAAAACAACTATTCGTAAATTTGGGCCGGATACTACAACTGCAAGTTATGAGCCTGGCAACATCCTTAGAAATCTGAAGGATAAACCTTTTTTACAAATAAAAAGGGATAAAATAGAAAAAGGAGTAATTCCATATTCTAAATACTCATCCAACAATATTATATTAAAAAATTTAGATTTAAAAAGAATACTTATAGGAGGAAGCACACTTGATGGTAAAGTTATTGATGAACCAACATCTAAATTAGGGGATCCACGTCCTCATACTCAGTTTCTCCCCACACCAAGCACTAAAAATAAAGCAAAAAATTATCTTCGTATTTTAAATAAACCAGGAACTGATTATTTTGCAGAAGTTACGGGTAAAACTGCTACCTATCATCGAGAAGAAAGAATCAATATGGGTAATCCTGGAGCAAAATCCTCAAGAGATGGAACTAGAGACCCTCATATAACAACTAAAACTAAAGATGGATTTCTAGATTATAGCATATTCGATTCATCACGTATAGATAAACTAAATGCCTTAGATGTTTTTCATTCAAATAATGGACTATATACAGACCACGCCGTTAGAGATTTAATTAGATTTAGGTTCGAAATGGTAGACAATGATAACCCAGGTGAGTATGATGCTATTGTTTTTAGAGCATTTATGGATGATATAGGAGATAGTTATAGTGCAAATTACAATACATTTAAATATAATGGTAGAGGCGAAGAATTCTACACTTATAATTCATTCAAACGCAGTATAAACTTTAGCTTCAAAATAGCAGCCTCATCACGTCATGAAATGAGACCTTTATATAGAAAACTAAATTATCTAGTATCAAATACAGCACCAGATTATGGCCCAACAGGTAGAATGAGAACTCCATTTACTCGTTTAACTATAGGATCATGGTGTGATAGAATACCTGGAGTTATAAATTCTGTGAACCTAAAATGGCAAAAAGATTACCCTTGGGAGATTGCAATATCAGGTCCCGAAGGCAATATAGATAAAAATATGGTTGTATTACCCCACGTAATGGATGTTAGTGTTCAGTTTACACCAGTACATAACTTCCTACCAGAAAAATCAATCCACTCACCCTTTATTATCCCTCACGATATCAATAATACTATATTTAATGAGGAACAAAAATGGTATAAAGATGACATAGCAACTACCTTAGAAGGGGCAAGAATAGATAGAGACCAATCTGAAACAATAGATACGATTGTGCACAAAGCAACACTAATAGATAATGTCCAAGAAGAAAGAGGCCTAATGACTAAACCCCGTACAATAATAAAACCTACTCAAACGGAACAACTAGATGATTTAATTAATAGGGGAGCATCTGAGGAGGAAATAGAAAATTTTATATTAAATGGAGGTTAAAATTCATAAGCAATGCCAAGTAGAATAAATTTTTTAAAACAAAGAATCACAGAGGGTAAACGCCACTATAAATCAGTGAATTATCCAGAAATCCCTCTGTCTATTAGTGATGTTTATGTTGTAACAACAATTGGCGATAGACTTGATACTCTAGCTAATCATTTTTACAATGATGTAGATTTATGGTGGATTATAGCTATTTCAAACCCAGATATTGTAAGAAGAGATAGTTTTAGATTAAAATCAGGAGTAGAATTAAGAATACCAAGAGATTATTTTAGTATAATAGCAGAATTTGAAGAAATAAATAAATAAAGTTATGTCAATTTTTCAGGAAACATTTCGACCTTTTGTTTTTAAACAACTAAAAATTCGAGAGGATATAGTTAAACAAGGAAATAACCAAGGAGAATCCCGCTTTGGTAGTCCCCGTACGGAATTAATGGTATCTCCAACTTCAAAAGAAAAAATTACATTTCCCGCTGGGGCTTTTTACACCAATACAGTTGAAAAGCAATGTACTATTAGAATGTCCTCTGGTGTTGATTTAAGGGAAGATAATAAAATTTTAGAAGAAGGTAAATATGAAAAGGAGCGATACAAAGATTTAATAAATGAAGGTTTAGCTATAAGATATATTTTAGAAGGAGGTACTCCTGCTAAATCATGGGACTTTAAATCAAAAAGAAATTTACAAGAAGGAGGAAAATATGCTTCTGTCCCTAGGGGTGATTTAAGGAAAGGAGGAGCAGATAATCCAAATTTTGGAAACCATTATGGAGCATCCTATGGTGATCCTTTTATTAGATCAGACGCTAAAGATGGTTTTGGTATAGTACCAATGCCCGGAATTATAGATGCTAATGTTAGAACAAAAACAGCCTATGGCTCACTTAGAGAAGCTAAAGTAAACTTTGTATGTCATAATAGACGCCAACTTGAAGTATTAGAATTACTTTATATGCGTCCAGGTTATCCTGTTTTATTAGAGTGGGGTTGGACACCTTACATTAGTAATGAAGGTAAAAAAGAAGAATACTTCCCTTACATAACTGAATTTTTTAAACAAAGTAGTAAAATTTCTACTATTCAACGAATTATACTAAATAGAAAAAAACAATCAGGGGGAAATTATGATGGATTTGTTGGCTATTGTAAGAATTTCGATATAAAATCAAGACCTGATGGGGGATATGATTGCACTACAGAAATTATAGCAATGGGTGAGGTGTTAGAAGGATTAAAAGGTAAAAGAGAAGGTAATACACTTGTTAAAGAGGGAGAAGAATATGAAGTAGATGAATTAGAATACTTTTTAAATGCTTTACACAGTTTTACAGGAGCATATTATTTAGACCCTAATTTAGATTTTGGTGAAGACTATTATATTGAGGGGGATAGGTATTGGAAAGAAAAATTAAGACCAATACTACGTGAAAGACACCAATTATTCTTTTCCTTTATAAAATTAGCAAAATTTGTAGACAATAACCTTATAATAAAGGAATTTACTGAAGAGGAAATAGAGATTATAGTGAGAGCAGAAGTAATAATACAAAGTAAATTATCAGGCTACTCCACAGATAACAACTGGAGAGATAATAGTATGAGACGATGGGTTGAAGAGGGCTCTCCACATTTATCAGATAAAGAAGAAAGTCTAACACTCCAATATTATAACAATATTGATAAAATTAAAGCAATTTTAGATTCTAATATAATATATAAGAATGAAGAAACGGGCATAGATGGTTTTGGACGAATAGAAGGATCTAAAGCTCTTTATTCTTATATAAGTTGGGATTTTTTAACTGCACTATTAAATAATTTTATTTTTCCTGAAATTAAAGATGAAGGAGAACCCATAATTAAAATAACAACTACATATGAGGCATTAGGCAAATCTGCCCCTAAACCCCTTTTATACACAGGCAATAGCATACCCCAAAAATTTAAAAAGTTTATAATAAATCATAAGGAACCAGACACAGATACAAGCTGGTGGAGAGCCCATCCAGATATTAATATAGAAACAAGTCTAAATGATATAGCAGATATAAGTGTAGATCCAGAAGTATGCTTATTTCCCCATCAAATAGCTACATATAAAACAGGAGTAAGACAAATAGGATTAATACATTTTAATATCAATTTTTTATTAGAAAAATTTAAAGAATTAAGATATAAAGAAGAAGTTCTAAATAATGATTTTAGTATGTTTAATTGGCTAAAATTAATATGGGAGGAGGTAAATAACGCATGCGTCAACACCCATGAATTTGTATTACAAACAGAATTAGAAAGACCAGAGGTTATTAGAGTAATAGATATGATTTCTGATACTAAGCTTCAGCCTGATGATTTATTTGAAATAAAAATACAAAGCAATGAATCTATAGTAAGAGATTTTAATTTTAATACAACAATCCCAAGTTCACTAGGAGCTACTGTAGCTATAGCGGCACAAGCACCTGCTTCTATATCTGACTTAGAATCAGTTACATTTGCTGCCTTTCATAAAAATACTAGATTTAGATTTAATCAAGAAGATACAACACCTACAGGAATAACCCAAAAACAAATAGATACTCTAAAAAAGGCATATGAAAGAGATTATAAATTGTATTTGACTTCTCTCAAAAAACTAGCAGAATATAGTAGATCTATATTAGGTATAAAGACATCAGAATCTCCTATATCAAAAGGAGCAGCCTCTAATTATTTAGAATCTATTAATAGTAAAATATCATCACTAACCTCTAGATTTGGAGAGGATATTATAGAAAATAAAAAAATTAAATATTATAAAGGCCAACAAAAACCTATTAAATCCCCACCCCCTAAATCAGCAATCATCCCCCTTAAATTCACTGCCCAATTAGATGGCATTGGTGGTATTGTAATAGGTAATGTATTTAAAGTCCAAAAAGACAGACTTCCTAAAGGATATCAAGGAGATGACATAGCCTTTATAGTATTTGGAGAAAACCAAAAAATAACAGCAGGTCAAGATTGGACTACAGACTTAACGGGTAAACTTATATTATTAGACATAAAAAAGAAAAAAGAAGAAACTAGTGGTTCTACTGAAGAAACTAACACTTCTACAAATACAGAACCTACTAAGGATCCTATAGAGCCACCTCCGTTACCCCCTCCAACCCAACAGGAAATAGCAAAACAACAGGAAATATTTAAAGAATATGTAAAGTTAAATAAACAATTTGAGGTTGTATTTACTATGAGAAAGATACTAATAGAAGCAACTTTTGGGAGTGGTACAAATAATTTTACTGATCAAATAGGGGATTTGACTAACACGTTACATGTTAAAGTTGATGAATGGGAGGCTTTTAGACCTCAATTTGAAGAGGTATTTGGGTCTAATGCTTATTACGATGTGGGGACTGTGAACCCTGAGTGGGATGGCTCTCCGGAGACTAAGTTTTTAGTCGAACCAGGTATATTTTATAAAAAATTTATGGATGAAGAAGGGAATACTAATACACCTCTACAATTTACTCTTAATGGACAAGAGCGAATCACTTACACAGAATTCCCTCGATTATATTCTGGAACAGTAAATACTTATCTGAATACCATTTTCACTACAGGTGTAAACCTCCCGGGAGGTTTGGACGATAACCTGGTTGAAATAGAATAATTAATGTCTTATACACCTAAATCAAAAATATTATTTAAATCTACTTCAGGAGATGAATTAATTAATAAACTAACTAAGAAAACCTATATAGGTGATTATATGGAGTTTAGTAATGGAAAATTATACGCTGGCAAAAATTCTTCAAAATTAGGTGATGAATTAATTCCTCTTCTAGAAGAAATAAATAATAAAATAGGAGCATCATACGACTCCCTAAGATATAGTAATTTAAAACCTCCAACTAAAAAATCACTATCAAAATATAAGCAAGTACCTTCTTCTAAACCTTTTCCTACCGAAGAAGACTATAAAAAAGAATACTTTATAAGATATTTTTCAAAAAGAGTAAACCAACAATTTGGATTTATTGAAATAGATAAAAATACCTATGAGTCTCTAGTAAGTAAAAAGAAAAAATACGATCCTAATTTATATAGAGTAGGTACATTAACGTGGTCTTTAAAGGAAAACCCAATCCAAACAAATCACCTACAAATTCAAAAACTAGAAAGGTTATTTCCCTTAATCTCTACTTTTTTTACTAATTTATCTGAATATAAAAGAAATAATCCACAAAATACTGAAATATCAGAAAATTTAATAGCAAATCAAGGAGAATTATTTTATTTAAATGGAAACCCCTATCCTGAGGGAGCCTTATATCACCTCCACCCAACTGAAGGACCTATGGAGGGAGCCACCCACACCCCAGAATCTCACCAATCACTATCTTTTTCATCAACTCCTCCACCATCTTCCCCACCAGATAATTCAGGAGGAAGTAATGATTCAGGATATTAGGCTTCTACATATTTTATTTATATATTCATGTAGATGCATTATCTTATTGAATTACAACCCCACCTAGATCAAATAGATTTAACACAGGGTAAAACATACCTAGAATTTATTTATGGTAATGATAACATTCATCCCTTACTTGGTGAAGTAATTGCAGTTTATGTCAAACCACAAGATGATAAAGGATATATAATTCCAATTAATCATCCTGAGGCAATGAATTGGGATAAAAATGTAGTTTTTAAATGGTTATTGCAGGGTAATTTTTGGGTAAAGGATAAAAAAGCGGCTTTACACACCCATCCTACACTCCACTATACGGATATACAATCTATTCATTACTTCCACACAAATCAACCACTATCTGACACTTACGATACGCCAGCTCACGCATTTTTCTACCGCAAATTCCCACAAACTAAAACGAATAAAATAATACCACTTGGAAAGCATTATGAGCGTTGTGAAGCACGTCAGCGCGCGTTATCTCAAGTTCTCTCCACCTACGGTGACGAACCTTACAAATTATACAACGATAAGCTCCTGCCAACACTTTATAAATTAGAAAGAGAATCAATTAATACTAACGATAAATTCGACTCACATTTCAAACTAAAGTGTAAAAAACACTCAATAGAAGATAATCGTATATATGGACAATATAATCCCTACACAACAACGGGAAGACCTGTAAATAACTTCAATGGAATTAATTTAGTAGGACTCCAACATGGAAATGGAGAAAGAAATTGCTTCGAACCAACGGGAGCTTTTTTTGTTGAAATGGATTATGATGGTTATCATCCACGACTCATAGGCGAGATGGTGGGATTTTCCTTCGGCGAGAGAGGGGTTCATAATGAATTAGCAAGTATATATTTTGGAACTGATAAGCCAACACCTGAGCAGTATAAGGAGGGAAAGAAATTGACTTTCCAACAAATATATGGAGGAATAAAGGAGGAGTATTTACAGCATGAGTTTTTTGAAAAGACTCAAGAGTACATTGATTTAAATTGGGAGTTATTTAATGCCCAAGGATACATTGAAACTGAAGAAGGTAGAAGAATATGGAGAAAAAATCACCCAACTATTCACAAACAAAAGCTATTTAATTATCTAATTCAGGCTTACGAAACAGAAACCAACATCAGTCGTATGATAAAGCTGCAGGAATTTTTGGAGGATAAGGGGACTAATTTTGTGCTTTATGTATATGATGCTTTTATTTTTGATTTAGATAAGAGTGATAAAAGAGAAATTATAGAAGGTATAAAGAAAATATTAGGTGATAAGTTTCCCGTGAAAATGAAGGCGGGACGCCATTATGGAGCTTTAGTTTAGAAGTTATATGTATATGTCGGAAATTAATACTAATGAACAACCGACTATATTGTACTTTTACAGATGTGGAGTCTCTCAATCATATTAGAGAGACTATTCAGAGGTCTTATGTAATTATGTTTGGTAAGATTTTTGTATTAGAGGATGTTGATAATGGAAAGATTATGATGACTTATAATGTAGACACTGCTAATTCTGCTTATGATGGAATCATTGATGATACTATTTTAGTCCATAGAAAGAAGCAAACAAACACTCTTTATACTATTAATGCCTTAAATGAACTTATAAGGGATTTAAATAGGGGTGTTTTAGATAAGAGATTTCCAATTAATTGGAATGATTATAGAAATTGTATACTTTTAGTTCAGTCAGAAGGATTTAATAGAGTAAATACAAAGATTAGAGAAATAATTAGAGTATGAAACAACATCAATTAAGACAATTAATTAGAGAAATCCTTAAAGAGGAAAAACCTGGATTGTGGGCAAACATTAGAGCTAAAAGAGCAAGCGGAAAAACAATGGCTAAAAAAGGAAGCAAAGCATATAAATCAGCAAAAAAAGCAGGTGATAAAATTAATAAAATGGAGGAACAAGAAGAAACACCCATATATGATTTAAAATTACCTGTAGATAAAAAAATAGTTTTACAAGCAGACACTGATGAACATAAAAGAGGCCTTGTTGTAACATGGTTAAGTGATGGGGGATATGATGTTGCTTATTGGTATGATAGTCCAGATAATATAGTTTCAGCTGAATTAAAAGGCGATGGTGAGTCTTTTGGTGATATAACAAATGTATATTTAGGATATCACCCTGAATTAGGGGATAAAGAAAAAGAACCTATAAAAGAAATTGAAGTTAAAGATAACACAGAATTTAAAATTAAATTAAAACATCTATTACAAAAACATGCTGTTAATTTAAAAAAAGGATCTTCTGACACTGAATTTAATCTTACATTAAAACATTTATTAGATAAACATGTAGATAAGGGGGGTGAAATAGAGGAAGATATGACTATTAATGAAGTATTAGCATTAGAAATTAATGAGGATATAACTGAAGCAAAATATAAAGGCAAAACAGTCCAACTAAATAAACCTACGAGAGGTGATAGTAAAAAATTTAAGGTTTACGTTAATTCAGGTAAGAAAAATGCTGATGGATCAATTAAAGTAAAAAAAGTTAATTTTGGACATGGTGGTACATCAGCTAAAAAACGAGGTGAAAAAACAATGAAAATTAGAAAGTCAAATCCTAAAGCTAGAGCCGCATTTAGAGCAAGACATCGTTGTGACACTCCGGGCCCTAAAACAATGGCTAGATATTGGTCTTGTAGGAAGTGGTAAACTTCTCGTAAAAGATTTGGTTTTCCAGAGATTTAGTCTTATATTTACCAAGTAAACATTTTAAACAAAATAAAAGTTATGGATTTAAATGAAATCAAAAATCGTTTAGCTAAGCTAAACAACAAGGGTGGTGGCAGTGCGTCATCAAGCGACTTTAAAGCGAACTTCTGGAAACCACCAGTAGGCGAAAAATCACAAATTCGAATTGTGCCATATAAGCATAATAAAGATTTTCCATTCTCGGAATTATACTTTTACTTCGGTATTGGTAAACCAAGAATGATTGCTCTTTCTAACTTCGATGAATCAGATCCAATTTTGGAATTTGCTTCACAACTAAGAAAAACAGGTAATGATGAAAATAAAGAATTAGCTAAAAAGCTATTTCCTAAAATGCGAACATTTGCACCTGTTATCGTAAGGGGTGAAGAGGAAAAAGGAGTTAGATTCTATGAGTTTGGAAAAATGGTATATCAAGAATTACTTGGTGTAATGGCTGATGAAGATTATGGTGATATTACTGACATTGAAAATGGTAGAGATATTACAGTTGAAGTAATCCCAGCAGCTGAAACTGGCAAGATGTTTAACACAACAACTGTTCGTGTTAAACCAAAGCAGACACCACTTGTTGAAGATGCTACTAAAGCTGAGTCTCTTTTAGAAAATCAAAAGGAAGTTGTTTCTTTATTTAAAAAATATACATTTGATGAGATGAAAGATACACTTCAAGGTTACTTAAAACCGTCTGAAGAAGATGGAGGAAAAGAAACTGAAGTTAAAGCAGCCCCCTCAAAAAGCAAGCCAAATATGGACAGTAAACTTGATGAACTGTTTGATTAATGGCTCGTAAGAAAAAAGAAGAAGCAAATAACAGAGATGAGCTAACGGGATTAATCACTGACTCCCTAAATAAAAAATTCTCAAAAACACACCATAGGGTAGCTTACTTTCTAGATGGAAGTGAGGACTCCCCTACGGATGTAAACGATTGGGTATCTACAGGATCCACAGTATTAGATTTAGCAATTTCAAATCGCCCAAATGGTGGATTACCTGTTTCAAAAATCGTTGAAATAACTGGCTTAGAGCAAAGTGGAAAATCTCTGTTAGCATCTCATGTTATTGCAAACACACAGAAAAAAGATGGTATTGCAGTTTATATTGACACTGAATCTTCCCTAAACGCTCAATTTTTACAAGCAATTGGAGTAGATACGGAAAAAATGGTTTATTTACCATTAGAAACAGTTGAGGATATTATGGACGCAATTACAGACGTAATTCTTAAAGTCCGAGAAAAAGATCCAAATAAACTTGTAACTATTGTAGTAGATTCAGTAGCCGCAGCTACTACTAAAATAGAATCAGCTGCTGATTTTGAAAAGGATGGATATGCTACCCAAAAAGCAATTATTCTTTCAAAAGCTATGCGTAAAATTACTAATTTAATTGGTAAAGAAAGAATACTCTTAGTATTTACTAATCAATTAAGACAAAAAATGGGAGCAATGCCATTTGCTGATCAATATACTACATCAGGTGGTAAAGCTTTACAATTTCACGCATCAGTAAGATTAAGATTAAAACAAGTTGGAAAACTTAAAGAAAAAATCAATGGTGTTGATGAAGTTGTAGGATCTGAAGTAGAGGCAATTGTTGTAAAAAACAGAATGGGTCCCCCAAATAGAAAAGTTAGATATAATGTATTTTATAGATTAGGTATTGATAACTTTGGGGGTTGGTTAAAATTAATGAAAAATTATAAAGTAGTTAAACAATCAGGCCCTATTTGCAAATACACAGACACTGAAACAGGTGAAATAATTTCATTTTCGGGTAAAGACTTAGAATCACTTTGTAAAGAAAGACCTGAAATAGAAGAAGCTATGTATAGAGATACTTGTAACACTTATATCATGAAATACCAACATGAAGAAAAGCAAGAAATCGATCCAGACATTGAAATTGATGAAACTGGACTATAATGAACAACACTGTATTCGATTTATTGGATAATGTCCAAAAACCGGACAATTTAAACGTTAATTCAAAAGTACTTATTGTAGATGGTTTAAACCTCTACTTAAGAACATTCGCAGTAAACGGGACCCTCAATGATAATGGTGTGCCTGTAGGAGGAATGGTTGGATTTTTAAAATCACTAGCTTACTCAATTAGGGAGGTAAACCCCACAAGAGTAATCATCGTATATGATGGAGCAGGTGGTTCACAGAGAAGAAGAAAAATCCATCCTAACTATAAAGGAAATAGAAAACCAGGTAAAAGAATCACCCGGTGGGATGCCTTTAAAAACGCTACAGAAGAAAAGGAAGCAATGAAAATCCAATTCTCCCGTTTACTCGAATACCTTGATGATTTACCTATTAACGTAATTTCAATAGATAGAATTGAAGCAGATGATACAATCGCATATATAGCGAATAATTTGTTAGAAGAAGAAGTAACAATTATGTCTGCAGATCAGGATTTCCTTCAGTTAGTTAATGATAGAATAACTGTTTGGAGTCCAATTAAAAAGAAGTTTTATACTCCAGATCTAGTAATTGAAGATTATGGTGTGCCTTCTTACAATTTTTTAATGTATAAGGTTCTAATGGGCGATAAGTCTGATAACCTTGAGGGAGTAAAAGGATTAGGTCCTAAGAAACTCCCAAAAATTGTTCCCGATTTGTTTACGACAAATTCCCTTGATCTTGATTTCATCGTGGAGCAAGCAAGAAAAGGTGAGGAACCAATGCATAAGAAAATTGTTGAGTCGGCACACCAACTTCAAATAAATGAAAAATTAATGGATTTACATAATCCACCAGTTTCAGCAGAGTTAAAATCATTAATAAGAAGATTAGTAGAGGCACCAATAAATTTGCTTTCCCGAAATGAATTTACTATAAAGTATACAAATGATCAAATGGGAAATGCTATTCAAACAATAGATGTATGGTTAAAAGAACATTTTACCCGTTTAAATAGTTTAGCAAAAACAACTCATGAGTAAGTTAACACAATATGGACATTCATTTCAAATAAAGTCTTTAGGAATACTAATTACTGATAGAGATTTTCTCCAACAAATCTCTGATATTGTATCTCCTGATTATTTTGATAATGATGCTGGAAAATGGGTTATCCAAAAAACACTCAAATATTTTGACAAATATAAAACTATCCCAACTATGGAGGTTTTTAAAGTTGAAATAGAAAAACTAGATAAAGAACTACAGAGTGTAGCTATTAAGGATATTCTTAAACAATCTTACAAAGCATCAAAATCTACAGACTTAGAATATGTAAAGGAAACATTTCTTGATTTCTGTAAAAATCAAACGTTAAAAAACGCCCTTATGAATTCAGTTGACCTATTAGAAATGGGCGCCTATGACGACATAAGGGGTTTAATCGACAAAGCCCTCAAAGCAGGCACGGAACGCGATATAGGCCATGAATATATCGCAGAACTCGAAGATAGATTCCGTGAGGAAGCAAGAAATACAATAGCTACACCTTGGCCTTTAATTAATAACTTACTTGGAGGAGGATTAGGACAAGGCGATTTAGGGTTAATAGCAGGAGGACCTGGTGGGGGGAAAAGTTGGGCATTAGTAGCATTAGGAGCACAAGCAGTCAAACTAGGATACACAGTAGTACACTACACTCTTGAACTATCTGAAAAATATGTTGGTAGAAGATATGATGCTTGCTTCACCGAAATTCCAGTTCAAGATATAGTAGAAAGTAAAGATAAAGTAAAAGACACAATTGAAAATCTGAGGGGAGGATTATATATTAGAGAATATCCTGCAGGACAAGCAACAGTAAATACTATACACGCTCATTTAGAAAAATGTATTCAACAAAATATAAAACCAGACCTAATCATCGTGGATTACGCCGACCTTCTAACTTCAAAGACAAGCAAAGAAAAAAGAGACAAACTAGACGATATTTACACAAGTCTAAGAGGATTAGCAACAGAACTAAAATTACCAATTTGGACAGCCTCCCAAGTGAATAGGTCGGGAGCTAGAGAAGAAATTATCCAGGGAGATAGAATGGCAGAAAGCTACTCTAAAATGATGATTACCGACTTTGCAATGTCTCTTTCACGAAGTGCTGAAGATAAAGAAAATGGAACGGGCAGATGGCACGTAATGAAAAATAGATATGGAGCTGATGGAATTACCTATGATGCGATTATGGATACATCAATAGGAAAAATTGAAATAAATATAAGAGGAAACAACAGACCCGAAGGAAATCCACAAAATTTACAAGGAGGAATGTCGCCTGCCCAGCGAAGAAGACTTCGAGGAGAATCTGAAAGTTTTTTTAATGTTTAGGTGGTTTTCCATTATATATACTATATATATCGCCCCCCAAAATATATATTTTAACAAATAATTTTAATAACAAATGAACATAACACAAGAGATCTTATCTGATATTGTAGTTTACAACAAGTATGCAAAATATAATCAGGATAAACAAAGAAGAGAAACCTGGGAAGAGTTAGTTACCCGAAATAAAAATATGCATCAAACTAAATTTCCTCAATTAAAAGAAGAGATTGAAGAAGTTTATAAATTAGTATATGATAAGAAAATCTTGCCTTCAATGCGAAGTTTACAATTTGCAGGAAAACCTATTGAAATAAATAACTCAAGAATATTTAATTGTTCTTTTCTACCAATTGATGATTTTAGATCTTTTAGTGAAATAATGTTCCTTCTTTTATCAGGATGTGGAGTTGGTTTCTCTGTTCAACAGCATCACATTGAAAAATTACCTGAAATTCATAAAGCTACTAAAGAAAGAAGATTCTTAATTGGAGATTCAATTGAGGGATGGGCGGATGCTATAAGAGCACTTATGAGAGCTTATTTAGGCAAAAGTAAAACACTCCCTCTATTTGATTATAGAGATATTAGACCCAAAGGAGCAGAATTAATTACGGTAGGAGGTAAAGCACCAGGTCCTGAACCCTTAAAAGAATGTTTGTTTCAAATCCAAAAAGTATTAGATAGAAAAAAAGATGGAGACTCTTTATCCTCTATAGAAGCACATGATATTATTTGTCACATTGCTGATGCAGTATTATCAGGGGGTATTAGAAGAGCAGCATTAATTTCTTTATTTGATTTAGATGATGAAGATATGTTGACATCTAAATTTGGCGCGTGGTGGGAGCATAATCCACAAAGAGGTAGAGCAAATAACTCAGCAGTAGTAATTAGATCTAAAGTTAAAAAGAAAGATTTCTTTGGTTTATGGGATAAGATTGTTGCAAGTAATTCAGGGGAACCAGGAATTTATTTCTCAGATGATAAAGATTGGGGGACAAATCCATGCTGTGAAATTGCTTTAAGACCTTATCAATTTTGTAATTTATGTGAAATTAATGCATCTAATATTGAATCACAGGAAGATTTAAATAAAAGAGTAAAAGCAGCATCATTTATTGGGACTTTACAAGCCTCTTACACAGATTTTCATTATTTAAGACCCATTTGGAATAAAAATACAGATAAAGACGCACTTGTAGGAGTAGGGATGACAGGAATTGGAAGTGGAATTATTTTAAAATATAATTTAGAGGAAGCAGCCAAAATTGCAATGAATTCTAATAAAGAAACAGCAAAACTTATAGGAATTAATAAAGCAGCTCGTGTAACTACTGTAAAACCTTCAGGAACTAGTTCATTAGTGTTAGGTACATCATCAGGCATACATGCTTGGCATAATGATTTTTATATTCGTCGGATGAGAATTGGTAAAAATGAAGCACTTTATACTCACTTATTAGAAAATCACCCAGAACTTATAGAGGATGATTTTTTTAAACCTGAAATTCAAGCTATTATCTCTGTTCCACAAAGCGCCCCTGAGGGAGCTATCTTAAGAACAGAATCAGCAATGGATTTACTTGAGAGAACTAAAAAATTCAATATGGAATGGGTAAAAACAGGACATAGAAAAGGATCAAATACAAATAATGTATCAGCTACTATTTCAGTAAAAGATAATGATTGGGAGCAAGTAGGAAAATGGATGTGGGAAAATAAACATACATTTAATGGATTATCTGTACTCCCTTATAGTGGTGGAAGTTATAAACAAGCTCCTTTTGAAGACATTACTAAAAATCAATATGAGGAAATGGTATCACATCTTCAATCTATTAATTTAAGACATGTTCATGAGGATACAGATAATACTACACAAAAAGAAAATCTCGCATGCGCAGGAGGAAACTGTGAAATATAATGTGTTGGATAGAAAAATTATATTACGGAATTACTCCTAAATCACATTCTCAAAAATATGAACGATATAATAACAGTACAAGATAAGCTATTTGTTGTAAAAAGAAAATTTAAGGAGTCAAATATTAACCTTGAAAAAGGAAAAGTAAGCACCCTTAAAAAATTATATAATTGTAATACTGTTTTTAAAGCCCAAGGTTATGTTTGGGTATGTAATGAAATACCAGAAATAGAATATGAAGAAATCAAAGAAGCAACAGAAAACATCCTCCCCCAAAAAACAACTGAAGAACCATCCAAATCCTGAGGATTTAATGGATGATATTAATAAAGTTATAAAATTTATTGATAAGTTAGATGATATGGATCTTGAGAATATAGATATAGATAAATTAGAAAAAAATTCTATTCTTCTAAAAAAAGCAATAGAAGATAAATATAATCATTTGGATACCAACAAATAATTTATTATAAAAACATTATGGGAAAATATCAATCAACAAAATTATTCGACAATTATTCAATAGCAATTAGACAATGGAGGGCTCAACACTCCCATTGTCAATTACTTCATGGATATGCATTAAAATTTAAAGTATGGTTTGAATCTAATACCCCTTTTGATAAAAATGAGGGTTTAGATGATATGAATTGGATTGTAGATTATGGGGGTTTTAAAGACGCACCTATAGGAAATGGTTTAAAATCATGGATGGACGATATGTGGGATCACACCCTTTTAATTGAAAAAGACGATCCTTATTTAGATTTTTTCGAATCAGCAGCTATGGAGGGACTTTGTAAGCTAACAGTAATGGATAAATTAGGAGCAGAAAGCTGCGCTAGAACAGTTTATAATCATTTTAATGATGTATTATCTAAAACAGATGGAGGAAGGTGTAAAGTAGTAAAGGTAGAATGTTTTGAAAATGATAAAAATTCATCAATTTACTACGAAACAAATGACTAATAAAGAATTTATAGAGTGGTTAAGAGGATTTTTAGAAAAAACATACATGGATGAAGATCCTAATAATCCTATAACCCTAAAAATAATATACAGTAAACTAAAAACAGTAGAAGATGAGTAGAACTCGAAAAAATGGTACTAGAAGCCGAGAAGAAAGACATACAGAAGCAGTTAAAAGAAACACAAACTTTGCTTCTCTTTCCCTTACAGAACAACTTCAATATTTAGATCTTCGTTTGGGTGAAGGAGTAGGAGCGATTAAACAACGAGCTAAAATTCAAAATAAAATTGATCGTCCTCAAATGACTGAACAAAAGAAAGCTAAGCAAAAGAAAAGAGCTAAAAAGAAAAAGTAATGTTTAAAGTATCCCACGAGTTACCAATCAATATGCTTGACAAAAGTTTTGAAATTAATGATTATGAGTATTGTTTACCACACTTATTAGACCAAAACGAAAAATATAAAGAACACTTTCTTTATGCTAAAGAAGCAGGTAGTTATATTATTATGGATAATTCACTTCATGAATTAGGTAAAGCATATGATACTAAAAGATTATTACATTGGATTAATGTTTTAGAGCCAGATGAATTTATTGTACCTGATGTATGGCAAAATAAAAACCAAACATTAGTTAATGCTAAACAATGGTCAAAAATAGAATTACCAGAAGGAGTAACCAAAGTAGCAGTAGTACAAGCTCAAAATTATAATGAAGCACACGAATGTTATAATATTTTAAATTTCCATCATGAGTATAAAAAAATAGCATTTAGTTATGGGGCAGATTGGTATGCTGATATGTTTCCTCATCCTAATCCTTTGGTAGGTAAAATGATGGGTCGTATAATGACTATATCAAAAATGTATAAGTCGGGATTAATAAGGGACAATCATAGAGTACATTTATTAGGATGCGCATTACCCCAAGAATTTGGCTATTATACTGATTTTCCTTTTATTGAATCTATTGATACTTCAAATCCTATAATTCATGGTTTAGAAGGAGTACAATATAATAGTTTGGGGTTATTAACAAAATCTTCTACTAAAATAGATCAAATAGATAAAGAAATCAATAGAGAAACGCGTTACAATATTAACCATAACCTCATCCGTTTTAAACAATTTATACAGGATGGAAACACACAATTATACTAAATGATATTAATTACACTAACAATATGTTCATTAGCTTTTGCAGCATACATTTATTTTTCACACGATAAAATATCTCAACGAAAAGCAGAGTCTTATTTAGCAAAATGGAAAATAAAAGAAGAAAAAGCTATTCGAGAAGATGCATATTCTCGTTCTAGAGCTGTAAGTTTTGGTAAAACTATTGAACATTATGTTCCTTTTATGGAAGATTTTCCTGTAGCCCCCGGTGATGTTCAATTTTTTGGAAAACCTATTGATTATATTGCTTTTACAAATAGAGGAAGTAAGAAAAATTGTTCAGTACATTTTATTGAAGTAAAAAGTGGAAAATCAAACCTAAATAATCATCAAAAAAATATTAAAAACGCAATTACTGAGGGAAGAATCCATTGGCATGAATTTAATGTAGATGGTGTTTGGGAACACGAGTCAAAAGAAGAACACATGGAAAACAGTCATAAAAAATGAAACAAGCAGTATTATCACTAAGTGGAGGAATGGATAGCAGTACAGTCCTCCTGCGTCTATTAGCAGACGGATATAAAGTTACTGCCTTAAGTTTTGATTACGGTCAAAAACACAAAGTAGAATTAGAACGCGCTCAATCATTAGTAAATTACCTTAATAATTCTAGAATTGGAACTCTTCCAACAGGAGATTTAACATCTTTTTTTCCAAACATCCACTATGGAGTAATTAAACTTGATGGTTTAGCTCCTATGCTTAATAGTGCTTTAGTAGAAGGGGGAAATGAAGTACCTGAAGGTCACTATGAAGATAAAAATATGAAAGAAACAGTTGTTCCAAATAGGAATAAAATATTTAGTTCAATAATTCAAGCAGTAGCATTAAGTAAAGCAAATGAAAAAAATACAAAAGTACATATCGCGATGGGTATTCATGCAGGTGATCACGCAATTTACCCTGATTGTAGACAAGAATTCAGGGATGCTGATTATAAGGCTTTCACCGAAGGTAACTGGGACGCTAATCGCGTCAGCTATGTTACCCCTTATCTTAATGGGGATAAATATGATATTCTTCTCGATGGGGTTAAGTGCTGCAAACAGCTGGAATTGCAATTTAATAAAGTTTATAGAAATACAAATACTTCTTATAAGCCCATTAATATTAATGGGAAGTGGTACAGTGATTATAAATCGGCTTCTTCGGTCGAGAGGGTCGAAGCGTTTATCAAGCTGGGCAGACCAGATCCTTGTGAATACGCTGATGAATCAGGCCCCGTTTCGTGGATTAAAGTAAAAAACTCAGTAGAAAAAGTATTAGGAAAAAATAGTAGACCTGTACTATGAAAAGAATAGAAGATTATAATAAAGTACTTCCAGTATTAGAAGTATATCGTTGTGTACAAAGTGAAGGTTCACGGTTTGGAAGACCTACTATAGCTGTAAGAACTACAGGTTGTACTCATAGATGTTGGTTTGGAGATGGAGGGTGGTGTGATAGCTGGTATACAAGTATTCATCCTCAAAAAGGTATTTTTACTTTTAATGATATAATTAATATTTATGATGAGAACCCCCAAGTGAAAGAAATGATGCTCACAGGAGGATCTCCTACAATGCATGCTGCATTAGTAAATGAACTTACTCACTTTGCCCATGAAAGAGAAATCATCATTACAATTGAAACAGAAGGATCACATTTTGTTGAGACCGATTATCCAATTGATCTCATATCTCTTAGTCCTAAGTTTTCTAATTCTATTCCTAGGGTGGGTATTACTACTCCCGGTGGTAAAGTTGTTGATGAAAGGTTTGTCAAGCAGCATAACAAGTTTAGATTACATTACGAAAATATTCAAAAAACCTTAGAATATCATAGTGACTATCATTATAAACCAGTATGGGATGGTACAGATGAAGGTTTAAAAGAAATTGAAGATTTTAGAGTAAAAATGAATATTCCTAAGGATAAAACATTTGTAATGCCTGCGGGAGACACACGAGAAACTTTAATAGAAATGTATCCTAAAGTATTTGAAATGGTAGCAGAACATGGATATAATATGACAGGTAGAGATCATATAATTGCATATAATACAGAAAGAGGTGTTTAATGAAGGAAAAAGCACTAGAATTATTAGAGGAAATAAGATCTAATATTAATATATGTTGTGCAGTAACTATGGAACCTGATGAAGTAGAAGATTTAATAGATAAATTAAAAGATATAATAAAAAAAATATAATGAAAAAATTTATAACAAGCCTGATAGTATTGGTTACTCTATCTACATCGGCTCAGTGCAACCAACATGTTTTTAGCTCAGTAGGAGCTACCAAATGGACTAATTTTGAATATATAGATTGTGATGGAAATATTCACAACTTTGGACTACCTGCTGGAGGATATACTATAATCTTCTGTGCAGACATAGGAACTGCATTTGCTTTAAATGGTGATGGATTTGTTTATCCATTACTAACAGAACATCCGGCATACGCATCTTGCCAAGAGCCAGAATTAGTTCCATGTCCATATGATTTCGACGACGACGGAATTATAGGAGTTTCAGATCTACAATCATTTCTATCAAGTTATGGAACATCATGCGAAAATTAATTTACTTACTAGCCTTATGGGCACCAATGACATCAGCTCAATGTGATGTAGAATTAACAAATGTTAACTGGGAGACTGGAGATGTACAGATAGTTGTACACAACTCTGACAACTGTGGAATATACTGGGGTGTGCCGTGGATAGATCATATCAACCTTGGAGTATCTAATGGAATAGATACTTTATGCATACCGTGTCAGAATTTTCCATTGCATTCTTTTTTAAATTTTGATGAGCAACATTTTGGTGATGGTATTGGTGATTATGGCTTTGCTGGAGATACACTTAATTTTAATCTAGCAGATGCACAAAACGCTAACTTAAGCGACACTAGTAATCCATTAACTGTTTATGAAAGGTGGATGGAATGGTATAGTGATAGCACGTTTTGTCAAGGAGCGGAAATATTTGTGTGGCAGATAAATCACTCAAATGCTCCACAAGTACTAAACCCCGATTGGTATAATCCATTTGGAACAGCTCCAGACTATCCAGATGTTAATCCATGGGACAATATATTACCTATTTACGGGGTATGTCCATGTGATACTGTTTATATAGATATAGAGGTTATTGAATACCTCACAGATACTATAATTGAATATGTAGATGTTGAGTGGATAACAACTGACACTATATACATAACAGAAACTATTATTGAATACGACACTATTACATTAATGGAGACAGAATATGTTGATGTTATAATAGACAACTATGTCTACGTAACAGACACTATAACAGAGTTCGTATCCATTACTACATACATTGATTGTGAAACTGGAGAAGAATGTGGAGAACTTTCACCTTGTGATGAAACTTCTATATATGCACCCAATGTTGTTACTCCTAATGATGATGGTTGGAATGATACATGGCAAGTAATAGCCGATGGAGCATGCTGGGATCAGTGGGAAGTTAGAATATACAATAGATGGGGTGGACTTGTTTGGATCAGTGCTTTAAGTACAGATGAATGGGAAGCGGAGGTTGCCACTGGACTATATGTTTATACTATAACAGCCCACAGCGCTAATAATGCTAGTGTCTTTCAGTTCAATGGTAATGTAACAGTATTATATTAAAAAAATAAAATATGAGTAAAGAAATAATTACAGAAAAAGAATTAACTAAAAGATTAGATGATTTAGGAGAATCCCTATCAACAAAATGTAAGGATATTGGGGGAGGTATAGTATTCATATGTGTTATGAAAGGAGGATTTATGTTTTTTAGTGATCTTATAAAACGTATTAAATATCCAATTGAAGTTGATTTTGTTAGATGTAGTTCTTATGAGGGACAAGAACAAAAGAAATTCACATTACATTATGATGTTGAAGCTGATGTAACAGATAAAACAGTGTATTTAGTAGATGATATCTTTGACTCAGGAAATACTATAAAAATGTTAACAAATCATTTTAAAGCCAAAGGGGCAAAATCAGTTACTCCTGTTGTAGCAGTTTATAAAGAAAATGTGGATTTCCCAACAGTATATCATATATACAAACAACCAAAAGATGTTAACCCATGGTATATTGGATATGGTATGGATGGGCCAAAGGGATATAGTAGAAATTTAAAAACAATTAATATATTATAATGGAAAATAAAAGGAGAAAAATCCACGAAGAGCTAGAAGTTGTAAAAACAGGTTTTGCAAATGGTGTAGCAGAAGGTTTTCCACTTACAAATAAGCAAAAAGAAAAAATGATTACTCAAGCTGAAAAAGCATATGGGAAATTTTTAGATGCTTTAAAATGTGACTGGAGAAATGATCCTAACTCAATGGAAACTCCAAGACGTGTAGCTAAAGCTTATGTGAATGATTTATGGGCTGGCAGATATACAGCAATGTCTCCAATTACTTCCTTTCCAAGTGATGGTTATGATGGTATTATTATTGAAAGAAATATTCCATTAACTTCAATGTGTTCTCATCATCACCAAACAATTGGAGGAGTAGTTCATATTGGTTATATAGCGGGGGAAGATGGTCAAGTAATTGGATTATCTAAACTTAATAGAATTGTAGAGCTATTTGGTCGTAGAGGTGCTATCCAAGAACAATTAACATCAGCTATTCATAATGCTGTAGGTAAAATTACTGAGGGTAATAGAGGAGTTATTGTTACTATTGTAGGTACTCATAACTGTGTAAGTTGTAGAGGTGTTAAACACGAAGGAGCAGCTATGGTTACTACTAAAGCATCAGGAGTATTTAGAGATAATAATAATTTATCAAGGAAAGAATTTTTTGATAGTTTAAAAATTAATAATGGAGGACACAATATTTAAAAATAAATAAAAGTTATGGCATATTATATTGCAAAAGTAAAAGTTCAAGATGAGAACGAAAGAGGAAGAGTTACCTCAACAAACGAAGAATACTGTGTAGAAGCAGAATCAGTAACAGAAGCTGAAGCAAAAGTTGTTAGTGAATTTGAAGGATACGCCTTTGAATATCAAGTAACATCAGTTAAAAAATCAAAAATTATTAAAATTTTAGAATAATGGATAGTAAAAATACAAAAGAACAACCAGAATTAGGTCCTAAATATTGGGAAGTGCCCTTTGTTGATGAAGTACAAGAATTCAACGACATGATGGGAAAACCTAATAATTACGAGCCTATAATTGGGGAAAAAAAAGAATGGCAGTTTGTTTATGATTTTATTCTTGAAGAATTAGAAGAATATAAAGAAGCATGCGAAAAAGGTGATATTGTAGGTATTTTAGATGCATTATGTGATATTACTTATGTTTCATTAGGTAATGGTACTCTATTACATGGTTTAAAAGGTCAAATTTGGAAAGCATATCAAGAAGTACAAGCATCTAATATGTCTAAATCTTGCGCTACTGAGGAGGAAGCAAAAGAAACAGTAAGAGTCCGCTCTGAAGAAAAAGGCCACCCTTGCCATTGGGAGTTAATAGGAGATAGATACATTGTATATAGATCCTCAGATAAGAAAGTAATGAAATCAATCAATTATTTTGCACCTGATTTAACACAATTCTTTACAGATGAAGAATTAAAAAACCATCAAAATGAGCGATAGAGAAATTATGAATGCTAAAAGAGCAGGAAATAATACCCTACCCCCACGTATTATAAACCATCCAGATGCACGAAGCCATCAAATAGTAAGTTTTATTAAATCAGGAATTAGAATTATAGGATATGGTTTTATTCCTTTTAATCTAATGACAGCTACTATTTTACTTATATTAAGTGAAGCAGTAGGTATCATAGAAGAGTTAGTATAAATTTGGATAAGCAATCCTTATTTCGTATCTTCAGTGAATGAGTTATAAAAACTGTTATGTAGTAAGAGAACCAGGAAATTGGGGATTTTGGAATGTTCATTTATGGACGGATGAAGGATATTCGGTAGAATCTTTCCAAAATTATGGGTATCAAGAATGTAGTGAATATCAATCTACACATAGAGGTTTAAAAGGAGAACCCTTAAAAAGGGTAACCAATTGGGATAAAAACACAACAGATTTACATTATGCAGATCATACGCGTGGAAATATCCACACTAAATTTTTAATAGATAAATATGGAACAAATGATACTCCCTCTGTAACTCATAGGGAAGTATTTTTTGATATTGAGATTGAAATGGGGGGAGCGCTTACACCCGAATATATTAAACAAGCCCCCAAACCTATCACTTCAATAGCTTGGTGGGATAAACAAGTAGATGAGTGGGCGATTGTTATCCTAGATAAAACAGGTGAAATTAAACCTGGTATTCAAGATGGTAGAGAAATTATTCCTGTTAAACGTGAAAACGATTTAATTGAGGTATTTCTTACTAGAATGGAAGCTATCTCTCCAGATATTCTGATAGGTTATAATAGTGATTATTTTGATATACCTTACATCTATTATAGGATAAAAAATCGCTTAGGTGAGCGCATAGCAAAGCGTTTATCCCCTATTCGTGTGGTTGAAGAAAGAGACCCTAGATGGTATCCAGATCAACCAATTAGAATAGCAGGGGTAGCTTCACTTGATTATATGCGATTACATAAAAAATATTCTTTCCAACAAGAACCTTCTTATAAATTAGATTCTCTTGGAGAAAAATATGTGGGGCAAGGTAAAATAGAATACGATGGTTCACTTGATAGATTATTTGCGGAGGATAAACAAAAGTTCATTGATTATAACTTTGTAGATGTTTTAATCCTTAAAAAGCTAGATGAAAAATTTCAATACATTGATTTAACAAAAAACTTAGCACATAAAGGAAAAACATCATACGAAGAAGTATATCAATCATCTAGAATACATGATGGGGCTATTTCAAGCTATCTATTATCTGAGGATATAATTCCACCTAATAAAGACCATAATCCCTTTAGAAAAGACACTTACGCAGGAGGTTATTTATTTTGCCCTAAAACAGGCATTTATAACTATATGTTTGATGAGGATTTAACATCACTATATCCTTCAATTATTATGTCTCTTAATATTGGTAGAGAAACATTTCTTGGTAGAATTGTAACATTTAATGATAGAGATAATAGATTAGGATTAAATGATCTTAAAGAAATGGATCCTGATAAGGAATTCGAAATAGAAAATCTTAAACGTCAAACAAAAACAATGACTGCTAAGCAATTAATAGAATTAATTGAAGGTAATAAATTAGCAATCTCAGCAAATGGTGTAATGTTTAGAACAGATAAACCATCAACACTTTCTATTGTGCTATCTAAATGGTTTGATGAAAGGGTTAGATATAAGAATGCAATGAAAAAGGCATTCCAATCAGGAAATAAAGAAGAGGGCCAATTAAACCACCTACGTCAATATACAATGAAAATCTTGTTAAATTCATTGTATGGTGCTACTGCATTACCTACATTTAGATATGGTTCTGTTCTTTTAAGTGAAGGAATTACCCTCACAGGACAAAGAATCATCCAAGACTCAGGTACATTTATAAATCAAGAAGCCGAAAAACTACTTCAAACGGGTAAGGATGTTTATAACATCAAAACCACCCCTACACAACGTTATGAAGATTGTAGTGGAGTTGTAATGTATGAGGATACAGATTCATGTTATGTAAATGCTGAGCCTTTATTACGTAAAATGTATCCGAATTTTGATAGCTTAGAAGAAGTAGATAAGTCAAATAAGTTAGAAGCATTGTCTTTAGATTATCAAGATAGGATTAATGACTATTATGTAGGATTTGCTCAAGAGGCATTTAATGTCCCTAAAGATAAAAATCGCCTCGAAATGAAAACTGAATGTACAATTCGCTCCGCTTTCTTTTCAGGTAAACGTAGATATGCACAATATATAACAAAGAAAGAAGGTGTACCTTGTGATGAAATTGATGTAAAAGGACTTGATTTTAAGAAATCTAACTTCCCACCACTCTTTAGAACATTTTTTGAAGAAATCTTAAATAAAATACTATTTGGTGAGACAAGAGAAAAAATTGACCAACAAATTCTAGAATTTAAAGACTCATTAGATGATCGTGATTTTGTTGCAATTTCAAAACCAACAGGAGTAAGAGGAATAGACAAATATTTAGCTGCACCCGCAACTGCAGGATGTATATTTTCAACATTCGAAAATAAAGCACCTGTGGGGGTTAAAGCAGCTGTTAGATATAATGATTTGCTTAAATTTAAAGGTCTAGATAAAAAACACACCCAAATTGTAGAGGGAGATAAAATTAAATGGGTATATTTAAGAGATAACCCCTATAAAATAGATACTATGGGGTTTTTAGATTTTGATATGCCTCCTAAGATCAGAGAATTTATTGAAGAATATGTAGATAAATCAAGAGCATTTGATACAATATTAAAAAATAAATTAGAGTCATTCTACCAAGATTTAGGTTGGGGGGATTTAACACTTAATACGTATGTTCAGCAGTTTTTTAAATTTTAAATAGGTTATGGTAAATAAAAAGGTTATATCGGATATTATATCCCAATACTCCCTTGGTGGAGAAATAGAAAAAGTCAAGTGGCAAATCACTGATGATGATTTATATATTTCTTTTAAAAATGGCTCAAAAACAATAGCAGGTGAAATCAATCATCCTGGGAATTTAGGGCTAAAGAAGGGAACCTACGGAATTTACGATACATCTAAATTAATTAAGTGTTTAAATATCCTAGATGGTGAACTATTAATGGAAGCTAAAATAGTAAACGACACCCCTTCTATCCTCAATATAGCAGATACTAACTATGAAATTCGATTTAATTTAGCGAGTGCGGGAGCTATTGAAGACACAGACGTAAGTAAAATTAAAACACCTGAGGAAGAAAGCGCATCATTTGAAATAACAGATGAATTTATTACACGTTTTGTAAAGTCAAAGAATGCATTAAATGATATTGAAAAATTTACTATTGAAACTAGAGATGGTTTTAGTGGAGATGAATTAGTATTTACAATTGGAACTGAATTGAGAGGAAGCACAATTGAATTCACAACAGACGCCACAGTAACAAAACACTTTAAATCAATTCCCTTTTCAGCTGAGTCATTTAAAGAAATCCTAAAAGCAAATAGATCATATGAAAGTGGTAAACTCACAGTATATAGTGAAGGATTTATTATATTAGATTTTAAATTTGAAGATGAAACTTCTACAAAATATTTCATAATTAGATTGCAAGATGCCAGTTAAAATATTTGGATATCTGAATAATTATTCGTATATTGACGCAAAATAAATAAATTAATGAGTGAAGATACTGCCCAACTAGTTAAAGAATATGTTTATAAAAATTATAAAACATATAAAGATAAACAATTAATTATCAATGAGTTTGATAAATGTTATCATGTGCTTACACATAAAGATGCTTCACCCCTAATATTAGGTAAAGGAATATTAAAATAAATAAAAGTTATGAGAGGAAGACAAAAAGGTCAAACAAAAAGAATGAGTATTATTAAGGATGAATCAATATCACCTTATGAAATCCATGTAGAGGAGGAACAGTATGTTCTAGTAGATGGTGAAAAACAAAAGCCTCTAGGGTATTTTACAGAATTAAATGGGTTAATAAATAAAGTATCACGTATGAGTCTAGCAAATAATAAAGAAACATATACATTAGTTGGCTTTATAGAAAGTTTTAACAACATAAAAAACGAAATAACAAATAATTTTAAAAACATTTAATATGACAGAATGTCCAATTATCCCCATGGGGGATCGAATTGTAATCCTCCCTCTTGAGGAAGGAGAACAAACCTATGGTAATATTGTAGTTCCTGATATGGGAAAAGAAAAACCAGAAATGGGAACAGTACTAGCTGTTGGTCCTGGTAGAATAAGTGCTAATGGTACTTTAATAGAAAATAAACTAAGAAAAGGCCAAACAGTAATGGTACCTAAATTTGGTGCACAAGTAGTAGAATTAAATAGAGAAAAATATATCATGGCAAGTGAAAATGATGTATTGGGAATTATAAAACCAACAGAAAACAATGAGTAAAATTATAAACACAGGTTCTGACGCAAGAACAAAATTACTATCAGGAGTAGAACAATTAGCTAAAACAGTAATATCTACTTTAGGACCTAATGGACGAAATGTAGTAATTGCTAAAAAAGGAGGTAACCTCCCAACATCCACTAAAGATGGTGTAACTGTAGCAAAAACAATTACCTTAAAAGATCCAGTAGAAAACCTAGGAGCACAAATGGTAAAACAAGCCGCCATTAAAACAGGTGATTCAGCGGGTGATGGTACAACTACTTCTACTTTATTAACTAAAGAGTTATTTGAAGAAGGTATGAAATATACAAACCACTCACAGAAACATAATACAGTTTCAATTAAGAGAGGTATGGATAT